TTGGCTACAACTGCACTTTCAGAAGCAGTTGACCCAGATGGTGTAGCACTTGCTACTCCTAACACAGTTACCATCACTCTACAGGAGTTCGGTAACTCAACAACCAACACACGCGCACTTAAGATTTTCTCTTACGTCGGTGTGGATGACGATATCGTCAACCTTATGGCTGTCAACCAGGCAGACTCAGTTGATGAAGTTGCGATGACAACACTTCGCGGTGGAAGCAACGTAATTTACGCAGGTTCAACTGCAACATCAACAGCAACACTTACTGCTGCTGCAACACTTTCTTCTGCTAACATCCGTAAGGCTGTTGCGAAGTTGCGTGCTAACAAGGCTAAGGGTCGCAAGGGTTCACTCTACTGGGCTGGTATCCACCCAGAAGTTGCTCACGACCTCATGGCAGAAACAGGTTCAGCCGGTTGGTTGCTTCCTAACCAGTATGGTGCTTCACAGGATAACATCTGGGCATCAGAGATTGGTTCATACGCTGGTGCATTCTTCGTAGAGTCACCACGTCTTTACTCAGCAACTGATGGTGCTGCATCCGCAAAGGTGTACCGTACAATCATCGCTGGTAAGCAGGCGCTCGCTGAGGCAGTTGGAGAAGAGCCACACACAGTGCTCGGACCTGTCACAGACCGCTTGAAGCGTTTCCAGCCAATCGGTTGGTACGGTGTACTCGGCTTCGCACGTTACCGTGAGAACGCTCTCTACCGTATTGAGTCCGGTTCATCAATCGCTTCATAATTGATTGACGCTGTGGCAGGGGGATAAAACTCCCTGTCACGGAGTAAGTTCATTAAGGAGAACAATGACAAAGTATATCTTCACCCCACCATATGCGGAAGAGCATGCGTCCAATCCTGGACACCGACTCTTTGTTTATCTTCTTAAGATACGCAATGGTATTTCAATTGCCAAGGCTAATGGAGTTTACTTTCAGGATAGGTATCCAGCACAGGATAACATCAATACCTACCAGGAGTTCTATGCTGGCGGTCATGAGCACATTGTGACTGACGCCACTAAGGCTGCACTTATATCTGCTGGCATTGGTATAACAGAATCAAACTTCAAAGTAGGATGGTAGGGACACTATGTACGACTGTAATGAGAACGGTCATATCAGTAAGATACTAGAATGGAAGTATGAAAAAGTTGATGGAGATGTACACTCTAGAGTAGCCTTGTTTGGTTGCACTAAGTGTGATGCTTCATCTGAAACAGTGTGGCCCGATATGGGCGTATATGCTGCAGCAAAAGATGACTGCACTGAAAACTGCAACTGTTTCAAATGTAAGGTGAAAACAATCCAGATGAATGCTGGAGATGCCACACGGGACATTCCGGATAAACAGTGGCGACATAAGTTGGATAACTACAAGAAGGCTAGAGCCGATGGCATTCAGCCTAGTGGTACGTCCGAAGCCCACGTCGATGCAGCCTATAAGGCTTCTGAACTCTTGGGTAAAGCCTATCAAGCAGAAACTATGCCTAAGGCACACAAGATAAATAAACGCATCGCAGAAGTAGTAAATACCGGAATACTAAACAAGGAGTAACATGGCACCGAAGATACGTACAGAAGCACACGACAACTCATTCATTAGCAAGTTGTACCGTCCTGCTGACCGATATGTAAAGAACCTAGTCAAGCAGTCAGTTGATGTTATCAAGGAATATTCAAAAGATGCTGAGATTAATGACCGAGCACGCTTTAGCCATGGCATGGACCAGGCTGCAGCAAAGCAGGCAATCGCAGCACGCGCAGGACGCCCTAATCAGGCAAAAGAAGCACTAGCAGCAATCATCGGCAAGACACCTAAGAAGGGCAAGTAATATGGCTAAGTTTGAAATGTATGCATCTAAGAGTGCAATGAAGAAGCACGAAAAGGGCGAAGGCCCAATGATGAAGGCTTCTGAGAAGAAGGCTGGAACAAAGAACAAGGTTGCTAAGAAGGCAGCGGGCAAGAAGTGCCCTATGTGCGGTAAGTAACAATGGCCCTAACTCAAGCGCAGATTAAGGCGATTCAGGCAGCAGCCAAGAAGGGTGTTGCTAATCGTGCAGCAATCCAGAAGACAAAGATTACTACTGAACAAGCACGCCAGGTAAGTCATACATTGAATAAGCGCCCAGGCGCACACGGTTCATCTTTCCTACAGAAGGATAGAAATCTACTTAGCAAGAGCGAACTTAACACACTTGGTAAGACCTCTAAGGCTAATGCAGAAAAAGAGAAGGCTATCCAGAAGCAGCGCAGTTTCGCTAAGGGTGAAGGTAAGTTACCTCTTAAGGAACGCGTTGGAACTAAGGCTGAGTATAAGCAACTCGGCAAAGAGATTCAGACACGTAAGCAGTTAATTGCGTATGGCAAGGCTGCTCGCGCAGCACAGGCAGAACGCGCAAAGAACCCAGTAGCCAAGAAGGCTGCAACACCAGTGAAGGAGACGGCACCAGTGGCAAAAAAGGCAACAGCACCTAAAAAGACAACAGCACCAAAGCCAGTTGCTAAGAAGGCTGCAGCAGCACCAAAGCCGAAGTCAATTAAGGCTCAGGTAGTTGCAGAGCCGTCAGCACCTAAGGCCCCTAAGGCATCTACTGCTGCTGTTAAAAAGCGTACATCTCCAAATACAAAGCCTAAGGCTGATACTAAGGCTCCTAAGTTGCAGACTCTTGAAGAAGCAAAGGCTAAAGCACCAACTCCAAAGTTGGGACCCGAGGCTGGACCATCAGCACCTAAGGCAGAAGCACCTAAGGCTGCACCTAAGGCTGCACCTAAGGGTAAAGTAAAGGCACCAGCAGTTCTTAAGAATGCTGCTAAGACCTCACTTGGCAAAGATGTTGCTAAAGTTGGCAAGGCAGTTTCTAACACCAAACTAGGCAAGACTGTTAAAGTTGCTGGTAAGATTGCTAACAGCAAACTTGTTCGTCGCGGAGGAGCAGTTTCGCTTCTTCTTGGTGAAGGACCAGCAGCCCTTGGAAAAGCGGAAAATGATTTCCGTCGTATTCAGGCTCTTGAAAACCGCATTGCAGTAGCAAAGGGTCAGAAGCCAAAGTATACAAGAAGCGGTTCTAAACTCAATCTTCTATCATCAATCAAAACTGACCTAGGTTCTTATGCTAACACTGCTACATTTGGAATTGCTGGCAAGAGTCGGGAAGCACGCCTACAGGAACTTAAAGTTATGGCTGCTAAGGCAGAAAAGAAAGCCTCAGCAAAGACTCCTAAGTCTACTACAGGTAAGGCCCCAATAGTCACTACCCCTGGTGGGCAGAAGGTTGGCGGAACTCCTAAGGCTACAACAAGCGGAAGCAAGTACCGTGTCAATGCAGGAGATACTCTATCAGGTATTGCCGCTAAGGCTGGTGTATCTCTTAAGGACCTTCGTGCTGCTAATCCACAGATTACAGACCCACGTAAGATTTATCGCAACACAGGTGTTGTAATTCCTAAGAGTGGCAAGGTGCCAACAGGCGGATACTCAAAGAAGGTTAAGTAATCATGGCTACTAAAAATAAGTTCCAGAAGATTATGGGTGAGTATAAGTCAGGTAAGTTGCATGGTGGTGTTAACCCTAAGGGTCCAAAGAAGGCTCCTGTGGTTAAGTCACGCAAGCAAGCGATTGCAATTGCACTTTCAGTAACAGGCAAGTCAAAGAAGAAGTAGACAAGGGTAGGGACAATGGAAGAGACTCTAACTATCGCCTGGTGCGATAATGGTATGGTAGATGGTAAGTTCATGCAGGGCATTACAGATGTGATGCTCCACTCAGGTGTTAAGGTGGCAACTACGTTGCGTAGCCAGGGCAACCAAATTGGGCGTCAGCGTGAGACTATTGTCAAGGCATGGTATGAGCAGAATAAGTCAGACTGGATTCTCTGGGTAGACTCAGATGTAGTCCTAAGTCCTGATACTTTCCTCAAACTATGGGATAAGCGTGATGCAGTAGATAAGCCACTCCTAACTGGCGTATACTTCACCACAGATACCCCTGAGGAGCCTTTAATGGTGCCTATGCCGACCGTATTCCAGTTCGTGGTAACGGACAAAGAGGTGGGAATTAAACGTCTCCATCCTCTTCCAAAGGACCAATTCTTGCAGGTGGGCGCAGCGGGCATGGGATTCGTTCTCATGCACCGCTCGGTCATCACCAGGATTCTAGAAGTAAAACCGAATACCCCAATCTTTACTGAGGTTGGAGTTAATAAGTCATTCATGGGTGAGGATATCTTCTTCTTCGCTCTATGTAATGAGGCTCAAGTCCCAGTCTGGTGTGATACATCAGCACTGGTTCCACACATGAAACGATTCTCGTTTGATGTTAGTTACTACGATGCATTCGTAGGAGATAAGAGGAAGTAATGGCAGTAGGAGTAGCAGGCAGCACATTGTGCTCGGAGTTGAACCGCCTTGCTAATGGTGGTACTTACCCAGCGATAACAGCGTACCTTGGTATGGCTGCAGCAGCAAATAAGTGGGCAGGTACTACAGGGCTATCCATGATAGGAGCGCTTAACATTAAGGCTGGCATCACAGATAAGAAACTCAATAAAGGACTTAACGGCGTAGCAAATCTTCTCGCTGGAACAACCGGCCTAGAGGCACTAACTGCCTTGAGAGGAATTTCTTCATGAGTGCTAAATATAATCTTGTATGTGAACAAGGCACTACATTCAACTTCCAGTTCGTCATCAAGAATGACGATACTCCTTGGAACTTAACTGGCTATACAGCCACCATGACTATCCGACCATTCGTTGGTGCTAGTACTACAACAGCGGTTGCTAGTACAACCAATGGAATGATTGTGCTTAATGCATCCGTTGGACGTATTACAGTTACAATTCCATCAAGTCAGACTGCTGGCTTTAGCGCATCTCGACATGCATATGATTTAGTTTTAGATTCTGGTTCTACTATAACTAGAGCCCTTGAAGGTAAGTTCGTCGTAACCCCAGGAGTAAGCGTATGAGTGAGACAGTAATTGTAGTAGAAAATATTACACCACAAGTATCTGTAACTATGTCTAACAATGCTGGTCCACAAGGCATTAAAGGTGATACTGGAACTACTGGTGCTACAGGAGCAGCAAACGTTCTTACAGTTGGTACAGTTGTAACTGGAGCCACTGCTGCTGCGACTATTACTGGTACTTCCCCATCACAGGTTCTTAACCTCACGCTTCCAAAGGGTGATACAGGTGCTACTGGAAGTGCTGCTAGCGTTGCGGTAGGGACTGTAACTACAGGAACTCCTGGTTCTTCTGCAGCAGTAACGAATTCAGGCACATCATCTGCAGCAGCACTCAACTTTACAATCCCACGTGGCGATGTTGGAGCAACTGGTGCTACAGGATTAACTGGAGCAGCCGGTGCTGCTGCTACTATTGCAGTCGGCTCAGTAACAACTGGAGCACCGGGAAGTTCTGCATCCGTTAGCAATATAGGTACTTCATCTGCTGCTACATTTAACTTCACAATTCCACAGGGTGCAGCAGGTACTAATGGTACTAATGGCACTAATGGTACTGCTGCTACTATAGCAGTTGGTACAGTTACTACAGGTAGTGCAGGTTCTTCTGCTGCAATTACAAATGTAGGAACTTCATCTGCTGCTACATTTAATTTTACTATACCTAAAGGCGATACTGGAGCAACCGGAAGCGCCGGCTCTACTGGTCCTACTGGAGACACTGGTGTAGTTACATCTGGAACTGCACCAACTAATACATCAATTCTATGGGCAGATACAACTGCTGCAGGAATATCACCAGCACCATTCCTACCAATGGGTTCTGGTAAAACTTATCAGTCTGCACTTGCAGCATCAGCAACAATGACTGCCCCAACGACTGCAAGATTACAAGTAACTCCAATTTATTTCAGTGGTTCATTTACAGCAACTCAGTTGACAGTTGCAACTGGTACGACATTTACAACATCTGGTACAGCGCGACTTGGTATCTATAACACTGCTGCTAATGGCGAACCAGGAACACTTGTCCTTGATGCTGGAACAATTTCATATGCCGCTGGAACAACTGCGTATTCAGTAACAATTAGCCAGCCATTGTCTTATGGCTGGTATTGGTTTGGCATATCAGTACAGAGTGGTTCTACTCAATGGCTTGGCTATCTATCTGGAACAACGAACGGCTCAATCGCAACACAGCGTTCATTCTCAACAACATCTGGAAACGGTGTTATTGGCTACTACGTAGACAGCGTAACTGGAACATTACCAAGTGCTCCAACTTGGGTACTAGGTAACAT